TGCAATCTGGATGAGGCATCTACCAACATAGTTAGGAACCTGTGGTGGTTGATTCCATCTTTCTTCTTCTGCCTGCTTCACCTTAGCAATGTACTCCTGCATGATTGCATAGAGCTCTTTATTGTTTACGTAATGTTTTGGGTTTGCTTTTGTCATATTAATGTAACGTGGTATTTGCTGTACTTGGACTTAACATACTTTTTGCCAACTCCAGCAATCTTTCCTTTGTTTGATCTTCTTGTTCATCATTTAGTAATTGCCGACGAAACTTTGCATCATACTTTGTTGCATAAGCCTGTCTGATCTCTTCATAGTATTCTATGATTTCGACCGCAGGATTATAATAGCCCATAATCTTAGAAAGGTCAAGTACTAATTCGTGATTATCAGAAAGAATTGTTGCTCTTGTCATCATGATACTCATTCTATCTTCAATCATGTTTGGTTTCATAATAACATACATTGGGTCTTGCAGTATAATTTGTTCATCATCTAATAGCGTAACGGCGCCGATCATATCTGATTCGCCTGCTACTTTAATTACTGCATATTGCATATTACACCTTTAGGTTAATGTTGTGGACTTTGTATGGAAATTTCTCTGCTGTATAGTACTTCATTCTTTCGAGGAAGTGCTTTAGTGTGTAGTTGACTCTGGTTTTCCACGTAAGATCATCTGCAATATCAAAGAGTGTAGCTTGCTCTTTGGCTTCGATACCGGCTTCTTCGTCGGCTCCTCCTTTACGGAGTCCTCGACCGATGGACTGGAGGGTTCTGATTCTACTTTTGGTTGGACTGGCAAAGATGACGTTGTGCAACCTACGGATGTTGACACCAGTACTAAAAGTACCATAGCTAGCAACAATGATTGCATTGTTTTCTTTTTCTGTGATAGCCCGAACTTGTTCTCGTTGTTCACCATCTACACCTCCATGTATAAAAAATACCTTACGGTTTTCGTCTACAGCCTTGCTTATAATTTCGTGAAGTATCTTACCATGCTTTGCAACTTGATGATACAATACTAGTGTATTCCCTTTAAGGGATAATGTCAACTGTTTAATGAAGTTATTTCTTTCTGGGCATGCCATAAGAAAATCCATTTCCTCATTATATGTATATTTCTTTACCAACTGTCTTGTTGGATCTGTGTATTTCAGTATCAATGCCTTAATCTTAAAGTCTGCTAGATACTTTTGATCTATGAGTTCTTTCGTGGTTATAACCGTGTGTACAGCGCCAAATAAGCCCTCTAACACTAGCTTATGTGTATGTGTACCATCTAGTGTTCCTGTAAAGCCAAACCTATATGGTGTGTTAGGCATCTTCTCAAGAATGCCTGTCAACGACTTAGCTTTATATAAATGAGCTTCGTCACCTATAACAACATCAAATCTATCGAACCATGCTCTAGGCATCTTATGAATAGACTGCCATGTAGAAATAACAATATCAGAGTCAGTGTTCTTATCTACACCACCCTGGATACAATATATATCCTTCTCATCACCACCGTAATCAACAAAGTCACCTTTCATTTGATGTACAAGTGATATGGTAGGTACTATAACTAATGTAGGTCTTTGATACCATTTAGTCAACAGGTAAATGATAAAAGATTTACCAGATGCTGTTGGACTAAGAATTAGTCGGCGTTTGCTTCGTACAGCCTTGACGAATGCTTCAGTTTGATACTCTCTAGGTTCAAACGCTGTGTCAATCTCTTTATAAAACTCTTCTGCATCCTTAATCGAGAAGCTATCTTCAATATCTAGATCTGGATCTATAGTAATATCATAATCACGTTGTTCAGCAAACTCTTTTACATATGGTACTAATCCAGCATACAATTGTTGCGTACGTCTATTGTATAGTCTAATGTTACCATCCCACATCTTGTTCTTATATGCAGGCATGAATTGAAAGCCTGGAACCTTGAACGTAAAGAAGTCACTAAGTTCCTGACCAATACCAGCATCCTGGGTACCAACTCTCATATATACATCGTCGTTGTGGTTAACTGTAATCACGTATCTGGTCACTCACTGAATCTATTTGATCTTTTAATTTGTTATATACTTCTTTAGTCTTGTGATAATCCGCAAAAGGATTCTCAGTATTCTGTGCTACTTCACCTGGCACATCTGTTACATGGCCCCATACGTTTGAGTTCCATCTACACCAATCAGCATTGGGATTATCTTCTCTCGTATAATGCATGAACAGTTGTATGTATTCACCACCTGGATAACTATTGCGCCAATGTGGATACATCCCATCATATACAACACCTTCATTATTATCTGTTGTAAACTCTTCTACGTTAGCATCATAGTCTGCCACATAGATAGGCCAATCCTTGTTCGTATCATCATTACTAATATTAATTGTCATATTCAAATCATTACCACAATGATCCAAATGATACTCTAATGGCCATCCTTTGTTATTGTCTCTGTGTATTCTGATATAGTGGTTCTTAGGAAGTAGTTTATATCCACTTAGTAGCTCTAGCTTTGGTTTAAGATCAACCATCAGCCTATCAACATAATCACTTCGTGTGATCTTATACATTCCTTCTTCAGCTGGTCCTCTGACAATTGCACCAAGAGGCAGCTGGTCATCTTGTATGGTATCAACATTCTCATACAAAAATCTAACATATTTTTTAAGTAGATCAAAGTGTTCAGGTTTAAACACTTGACCAATCTTATCCGCCATTAGTAAATCTTGCCCAATCGATAGCGTTCTTAATCTGGAATCCTCTTGTATTGATATTCCTAATGATCTGATCAAGAGTATCAACTTTCTCCTGCTGTATTGCTTTCTTCTGCAGTAAAGCAATAACATGATCATCAGCATCAATATACATTTGTATGTCTGCTTTAAGAATCTTTAAAGGATTTGGTTCCCATCCTTGCTCTAGCAAATCCTCATCAGCAAGTGTACCCATGTAGTATTCATGTTTCATCTTATACATCTGCTTATACTCAAAGTCCAATGCCTTGAGTCGCATCCGTTCATGCGAATACATCTTGAAGTATTTACTATGTAGTTGGGGGATCTTGCGAGACTCGTCGTCTAACATATCTCGTTCAATATGCGCGTCTTTAGACCACTGGTCGTGGATTTCATCTAATGTCATAATCTATCCTAAAAAGTCTATACAGACTTAATATCAAACAAAGTGAATCTAAAGTCAACAGTGCAAGTGATATATTCCAGATCTAATTGCTGCGCATCAAACTGAAGATCACCTAGTTGTACTGGGAACAAATCTCTAAATGTAAATTCTTTGTTTGCTCTCATGTTACTATTCATAACAATTAACGTACCGTCTGATGTAAGATTAGTTGGGATCTTAATGTCAGCATTATCATTCAATGCGTCACGATACTGATTATAGCTCTCAGGAAACCCAATACCAGTTGTCCAATTATATAACTCAATGTAATTGGTTAGATCTTCATCCACTCTGAATGTTAGACTCAGTGTACCATACTGTAGCTGATCGCCTGGTGTTGGTACTTGAATGAAGGGGGTTGGCATTGTCAGGTCGCCTACAGCAATTGAAGGAACATTTACCTGAGTAGTAAAGAAGTTTGTACTCGGCAGCTTTTGGATCAAGAATTTAAATCCAAGAGGTGATAAGAAATTTACGTTTTCTGGTTGTGTACTTAGTTTAGCCATACTATTATTTATCTAACAAAAAAAGGGGCCGCCCGAAAGCAGCCCCTTAAAATGTGGTTGGTTGACCCAACTCTTATTATTACATAAGGTTAGAAACGTTAACCAGTCTGTAGTAGATGTTTTTGCTTTGGTCATTACCACCGAAGCCAATAGTACCATCAGCTGCTTGTGTAGCGAATGGGTTAGCAACAATACCATACCGTGTTTTAAAGCCGATTTTAGGCTGGAAGGTATTCTCGCCTACTGCACGTACTTGTTGCAGTGGGACATATGGGCAATAGAACAGGCCAGCATCAAATGCGCTAGAACCTTTATAACCGATTGTGTAGTACTGACGTCCGCCACTTGTAGAAGTGAAATACGGGTCAACATATACACGATAACGACCATTAAGGACACCAGCGAAGGTGTTACCTGTGTCATCTACGTTCAGGTTGTTGTTCAGTGCTGGAGTGTAATCCAGAACACCAGCCATTTGCAGGGCACTAGCAACATCACTTGATGTGATGATGATATTGCCTTTACCGCGACGAGTGTCACGAGCAATGCTGTTGGCGTCACGTTCGATTTGGAACATCAGGCCTTTGAACTTTTCAACAGACCAACGACCGTTTGAGTCAACGTCCAGATCAAATGTACCAGCTGAAGTTACGTTACCTTGATCGGCACCGGCTTTAGCAGAGTAGTTGATTGTACGAACAACTTCACGGTTGATTTCAGCCAGGATTTCAGAAGACAGAATGTTTGACAATTCTGTTTCAGCGTCCAGACCGTGGATGGCGCGCAAGTCTTGAGCCAGTTCCATTGTGTACTCAGCTTTCAGCGCACGGCTTACTGCTGTTACGGAAACTTTCTCAATCGAGAATGCCATTTCGTTGAACTGGTTGGCAGAACCGTCACCAAGTGCTTCAGCAGCAGCAGTTGACATACCAATGCCAGCTGTGTAGCCTGAACCAGATGCGCGAGCGTTTGGATCTGTACCAGTGTGACCTGTACCAGCGGAACCGTTAGCAACCAAGATAGAGGCTGTGTTACCAGCAGCTGAGCTTGAGAAGTCTGTGTCGGCTTCGTTGTAAAGGGCTTCTGTTCCTGCCTGTGCACTGTACTGTGGACGCATAGCAAAGATCAGTCCAGTTGGACCAGTCATTGGCTGAACACCACAAATGTCATA